AAGTATATCTCGACAGGATCGTACTGTTTTCAGAAATGCAAACAGAGCCAGAAGATATACATCGGATAACTAAAGCATTAACAAAGTTATTGGATCATGTCGAGCTTGAATGTATCCGGTTGAATCGAATGAGTCAAATTGAGTATTTGGCAGACGAAGCGCGGAGCGCACAAGAACAGTCTCAGATACTTAACAAACAGACTGAAGAGGCAGTAGGAAAGCTTAATGATCGAGTAACAGATTTCCATGGACAATCAATTACAATCCTAGGAATCTTTTCAGCGGTTGTTATCGGATTCATGGCAGAAATCTCGATGTTTACATCAGGATTTGACAAACTTAGTTATGAAAACCTGTACACGATAACTTTTTATTCAATAGCTGTGGGAATTATAATATTCGACACGCTTTTTATGCTGATTTGCTTTATCGCTAAAATGTCCGGGCACTCAATTGATCGAAAGATTAAGAAGGGTAAGTGGTGGATAACTTCCACTTGGTATAGATACCCGGGAGTTTACTGCTTTAATATTTTAGCGATTATTAGCTTAGCAGTGCTCTTATATCTCGATAGGCGATGATACAACATAGGCCGTAGTTTCTATGATGAAACTACGGCCTATGTTTATGCTCTCACCACGGCATTGTAAAGCATCTCCAGGAACTGCACCGCGCTGGGTGCACCGGTCAGCGGGTAGCCAGCCAGTTGCTGAACGCCCTCGGGGTTCAGCGCCCAGGCTTTCTCTGCTGCACGCCGGACGGCACTTTGAATGGCAGACCACTTGCAGCGCCGCTGGTCTGAGACGGGGGTATAGATCTCCTTCTGTACGGCTTCCAGCCGGTCCTCCTGCTCACAGATCAGAGCCACGCATTCGCATAGGATACGGTAATTCTTTGAGCTCCGGGTAATCCCCAGCGGCCGGAGGATTTGATCCAGCTGGGCGGGGGAGTTCGAAATTTTCACGTCGGGCATAGTTTGCACATCCTTTCTATCCAACTTTAACCGGAAAATGTCAGAATGTGCCGGATAATGCGGAATGCGTCGGAATATGCCGAAATATGCTAAAAGAAAACAGCCCCGAGGAACCATCAGGCTCCCCGGGGCTGCTGCTATGTACTCTTACTTGATCTTCCCTTGCATCTGATCCAGCAACTCATCGGCGCGGATGGCCTCGGGAGTAAAGCTGTTGTTCTCCCACCATGCCCAGATGGCGGCAGCGGTGGTCAGGCCAGCGGTCACCCACTGCTCCACGCTGGCGCTGTCGATGGGCAGCACCGGTTTGCCTGCTGCGCTCAGCAGCTGATTGACGAGGGCCAGTGCCAGCACAACGGTGCGGGCGATGGTCGCGGCGGGAATTTTTTTGTTAGTCATAGGTCAGTTCCTTTCTTCAGTCGTGGATGGGTAAAGCGCAGGCTCTCTTGTACAATTCCGTGCCGGTGCCGTTGCCGCCCATCACATGATAGGTCTTGTAGAGGTAATTCAGGTTGCGCAGGCCGTCGCGGGTGATGTACCCCAGCTCCATAAAACGGTAGCACTCGGTATAGATGCGGTCGTGCAGCAGGGCCAGCACCGCGTCCCACAGGGCCTTGATCTTGGGGATGGCGGCAAGGATCGCGCCGCCGATCAGAGCACAGAGCCACCCGGCCCAATACTCCGTGATAAACTGCCACATCGGTCTCACCCCTCCTCATCATCTTCCCACGCCTGCTGGATGCGCTGTCCGTTGTGACACACCGCATCCAGAACGGCATCTGCTTGGATATTGGATGCCAGCAGGGCCTTGTCTTGGGTATTCATGTTGTAGTACCCCGTGAACACCTCACCGTCTGCCAGAGGCGCTGCTATGGCGATGCGGTCGATCTTGTGCTCTTCCAGTGTAGCTAGAACCTCCGAGAGCCAGGGTGCGTATGGTGCATCTGAAATCAGACAACTTGCCATCGGTCTCACACCTCCATTACCGGAATACCGTATTCCTCGGCGCACTGCCGCTCAATGCGGCAGCCGCGTGCGTACTCCCAGCCCGGGGCGAAAACCGCCACGTCAGCCTTAGCCAGAAACTCGATGCTGCGTGCCAGATAATCCAGCGGCTTCGCATCGGGGCCAAAGTCCTCAAAGAACGTTTCCAGAGGAACCGCATCGTCACCAAACACGGCCTTTGCCTTCCCGATCACTGCGGCACGCTTCTGCAGCACCTGCTCGTCCGATAGGCCGTTCATAGGCTGGCTGATAAAAAACTTCTTGCTCATCACTTATGCACCTCTCACTTTCGTCAGCCCGGCCCGCTGGATGATGGCAGCATAGTCCTTGTAAGCATGGCTCAGGTCTACCGGCTCACGCCGGGGATCTTGCCGCTGCTTGTGTACTGCCACATGCCGTGGCGGCGGGCGGGGCGCTTGCCGCGGTAATCGGCCAGCCAGAGGTCATACGGGGCCAGCGGCTGGGCGGCCAGGGCGGTATCGGCAAAGTTCGTGTAAGTATAGACCATGGCGTACAGGTTCCATGTCTCGATCCGGTCGGCGGCCCGTGCCACCAGGGCCGAAAGCTTTGCGGGGGCCATGGAGCGCAGGCGGGGGTCCTCCACATCGATGGCAAGGGGCAGCTGGAACGTTTTGCCCCGGAGAGCTGTTTTGAGGGCGGCCAGCTCCTCCTCCGTCTGCCGCTGCGTGACCGCACAGGTGTAGTAGTAACCGCCCACCGGGATGCCCCGCGCCGTGCACGCGGCATAGTTGCGCTCGAAGGCCGGGTCAACGTAGGGCTTGCCGCCCTTGCTGCCCAGCACCCGCAGCATCACGCCGTCGATTTTGCCGCTTTTCTTGACCTTGTCCCAGTCAATGCTGCCCTGCCAGCGGGAAACGTCAAGTATTGTTCTTGGCATTGCTCTGCGCCTCCTTTGCAGTATTCAAAGTGCCTCCCACATAAACTCGCCAACTCGTACCGGTGTCATCATTGGGCCAAATCGTGACATGCTTTCCACTGCAGATTGGCCATGCATTGAAATGTCGAATCCCATACATTTCACTGCCGAATGTATGCGCTCCCGGTTTTGCTGTGCAGGGATGATGCGGTAGCTCGTCCATGGTCATGGTATGCACATGGTAATGCTGCGGGTCTTTCTGATACTCAGCTCTCTGTAGGGCAACAGCTTCCTGCACGATCTTGTTAAGCCCTGCCTGGTCATACTCCATTTTGAAAGTTCCGCTCTCGAGCAGCTCGTCCAATGTGCCCTCCAGGGTCGTGTCACCCAGTGTGATGCGCACCTTCAGGTCATCCATTGCTCTGCGCCTCCTTCTCGGTCAGCTGGACGTGGATAGCTTCCAGGTCGTCAGCGGTCAGGGCAGGGTAATCCGCCGCGATTGCCTCAAAGGCTTCGCCGTTGTTCAGCCGGATGCGGAATGCCCGCACCATGATGCGGAGTTTCAGGTTGTTCAGCGTTTTCATAATTTTAACCTCCAATCAAATCGGCCATCATAAGCACAAGGTCGTCGTTTGCCGCTTCCAGAGCGTCCATGCGGCCCGGCACGGTTTCCAGCTCTGCCTTTTTCTTCGCTTCGGCGGCAGCGGCTTCTTCTGCCTTTTTCTTGGCTTCAGTCTGTGCGGCCAGCTCTTCGGCGGTGTAGCGGATGTACCGCATCACCGGCACTTCCTCATCCCAGGCGGGCTGAGGGTCAACGCCGGGCACATCGATAACCTTTACCATGTCCCGGCCAATCTCTTTACCATCCCGGTAGTAGATGGCGGGAGAGCCGTCCGGCAGCTTTGCGGTCTCTCTGTGCCACTGCGGAGCTGTGCCCTCTACGGCATCATGGTGAATGACTTCCACATCTTCCACCAGATAGCCCGCTTCCAGATCCGGCTCAGTGGTCAGCACAATGCCAGTCTCGTCAATAATTTTCATGTGCGCTCCTTTCATGCGGCATCATCCACCCGCACCCAGATGTACAGGGCATAGTAAGGGTTCAGGATGCTCATTGCCTGCCCGCTGCCTGTGCTGCCGATGCTCACGGTATGAGTGTGAGCGCCAGCGTCCCCGATGCTCACGGTATGGGCGTGGCTTCCCGTGCCGTTCGTGCTGAAGCTGTGGCTGTGGGAACCGGCTGATTTGGTTGTTATAGTAGCATTATAGTAGCTGTCACCGTAAGCCATGGACGAACTAACCAAACCGCTGTTTCCACCTGTGGAGCTACCGTTACTGTTGATAGTTGCATCATGCGTATGCGAACCCGCCCAATCGGTCGTGCCACTGTGGCTATGCCAGCCTGCGCTGTCGGTGGATGCACTGTGGCTGTGGGAACCAGCGCTGCCGGTACTGCCACTATGGCTATGGCTCGGCATTTCGGCAGTAGTCTGGGTGTGGGTGGCGCTGCCGCCGGTGGTGCCCACAGGGTAGGCACTGGAAGCGCCCATGATAAACTCGCCCTCGACACGCTCCCATGTGCCGCCGATAAAGCTTGCCGGGCTGGTGGGGTCGTTGCTGGCCCAGAATTTGATTCTGGCGTAATCCTCCTCACGCTGAGCGGCAAGGGATTCTTCGATCAGCGCCCGGGTCGCCGCAGCATCAGCGGGGGCCCCTTTGATGGAGACGGTCGTGTCGGTGTTTGCCGCCTTTTTAGCTTCCTCCGCCCAGTTCTTGGATGCTTCCTCACTGGCTTTGGCATTGGTAGCAGAGGTAGCCGCTGCCGTCTTGCTCTTCTCTGCCTCCCCGGCCTTGGTGGCGGCGGTGGAAGCGCTCCCCGCAGCGGCGGTGGCCTGTTGGGTGGCGTTTTCTGCCGCGGTGGTGGCTGTCCTGGTGGAGGTGGCCACATCGTTCAGGGCCGTGGTGCGGGCCCGTGCGATGTCCTGCAAGGCGGCGGTGTGCTCCGTCTCCGTGTCCTGCAGGGCCCGCTGGGCGTTGGTCTCGCTGTCCTTGGCGTTCTTCTCGCTGGCGGCGGACTTGGTCTCGCTGCTTTTGGCTGCCTCCGCGCTGTCCTTGGCGGCGGCAGCACTGTTGCTGGCGTTCTCCTCCAGCGTGGCGATGCGCTCCCGGGCAGCGGCCAGCAGCTCGTCGGTGGGGATGCCGGTCACACCGTCCCGCACGATGCCGCAGAGCGCCTCGTCCAGCCGGGTGTCGGTGATCTGGCCGGTGGTGACGGCGGTGGAGCCTGCCGGGCGGGTGATCTCGGCAAGGCAGAGGTCGTAGATCAGCTCGGTGCGGGAGATGGCCGGGGCCGTGGGTGTGCTGGATGCCGTGCCCTGCAGCACCTGCAGGCTGGCGGCTCTGGCACCGGCATCATAGCGCATGACGATGAGATCGATGCGGGGGAGAGACGGGTCGGCCAGCGGCAGGGTCAGGGTGTCGGCCTCCCGCTTTGTGATGGAGTAGCCGGTGAAACGGCTGGGGTGCACCCAGCCACGGCCCGCGCCCACGGTGACCGTCAGCCCGCCTGCGGCTGTCACCGGGAAATCCTCAGCGGAGCTGAACACACCGCTTGTGAGGCCCGCAAGGTAGGCCGCCACGTCTGCGGCATCGAAGTCGTAGCCGCTGGCGGGATATAAAACGATTTTGCTCAAAAGATCATCTCCTTACAACTTGCGCCAGACCGGCGTACCCAGCCGCACGGTGCGGGTGGTGCTGTCGCTCTGGCTTTGGGTGATGACATCGGCCACCCGGACGGTGGCCTTGTAGCCCAGCTCCGGGATGGTGCAGTGGGCCACATCCCCGGGGGAGAGCCCTTCGGCATCGATGGTCAGCTCAATGGAGCCGGTGCGGAGCTGTTCCAGCAGCTTGTTGGTGCCCCGGGCCATGAGCCGTTCGAGGTAGGCTTGGCTTTTGGTGGTCTCGCCCTTTTCCTCGTCCGGCTGCACATCCCGGGCATCCACATACAGCTCCCGCCGGTCGGCTCCGGTGGCATCCGTCAGGCCCACGGTCACGGTGGCCCGGTTCTCGCCCTCACCGGCCCCCTGCACCACGGCGACGTTTGCATAGTCGCTGTCACCAAAGGCCCACGCGGCCTGCTGCAGGTTGCCCCATTTTGTGCTGAACCTGTTGTTGGGGTCAGCGGTGGGCCGGTAGACCTCGAACAGCAGCTTCTTATCTGCGTTCTTGCCTGCCAGCCGTACCCGGAAGCCCAGGTCGCAGGCCGCGCCGATGGTCATCAGGTAGTCCATGATGCTGCCGCCGGAGGTCTGGGCGGTGTAGGTGGTGTCAAAGCCCACAGCAGCACCCAGCTCCAGCTTGGGCCACGGCTGCATTGCATTGACCAGTCTGCGCATGGCCTGTTCCGCGTTCTCGTTCTTCACGATGCTGGTACCGGCCCGCTTGGTGAAGATCCACGTCCCCGGGAAGCCGGTGACCACTAAGTTGCTGTCCTGATTCTCGTTGCTCCGGTGGCAGATGCGCATGGGCACATCGCTGTCATTGCGGCGCAGCCAGCGGCCCTCCCGGAGCAGGGACAGGTTCTCCTCGGTGGGGCGCACCTCCAACGTGAACTCGCCCTCGGTGTTGTAGGGCTCGTCCCAGTAAAGGCTTACCCACACCTCCACCCGGCCCAGCCGGGCGAGGGTCAGTTCATCCAAAACATCCAGTGTCACGAGATCACCTCCGGCAGAATACCGCTCACCATGGGATAAAAGCGCACCGTCACCTGCAGGCTGGTCTCGCCGCTGTCGGCGGTGGCCTTGAGCAAGTTGTCCCCCGGAGCCAGCTCCAGCAGGTCAGAATCTTCATCCAGCAAAGAAAAGATGTTCTCCTCCGTGCCATCCTCTGTCCGCTTGACTGCCAGCTTGTCGGTGGTGGTGCGGTAGATCTCGATGACCTGCCCGGGGGTCAGGGTGGTCAGGATGCGGATGCTCTGGCCCGTGACGATGTTCAGCACGCACGGGTTGACCACAGCGCCATCGCTCTTGAGGGTGGCCGTGAAGGGCACCGCCAGCGCCCCGGGGTTGACCGCGTTCAGCCAGCCAACGGAGGTGCGCACGCCGAACCGATGGGGCTTGGAGTAATTCACCGGCAGCCTGAACGATGACACAAAGCCGTTGATGCAGAAGCTCTGAGCCTGCAAGTTGTACCAGAAGGGCTTGGGGCAGAAGAGCATGAAATCCAGCACCGGGTAGGGGTGGATGCTCTTCGTGTAGGGGGTCTTGGAAAGCACAAAACGGCAGAAGAATTTATCCACAAGATACATTGTGCCGCTGGTGAAATAGGGCAGCTTTTCCAGCAGTAATTCCGCATCCGCATCGCCGTGGGAGCTGTGGCAGTGGATGATGAGCTCACGGCTCACCCCGGCCACGCTCTGGCGCTCCACGCTCACGCCCACCTGGTTCACGCCCTGTGCGGTCTGCACGTCCACGTCTACGCCATTGATGGGGTCGAGGGAGTAGGGCGTGCCGTAAGCCCACCCGATGTCGAGAGTGGCCCCGGCATCCGTGACCAGCTGCAAATGGTCTTTTCTGAATGGCATTGTGGAGCCCTCCTTTCATCGTTTCTGGGCCTTGGCCCGGTCGGCTTCCCAGCGTGCTTCCCGCTGGAGATCTGCCGCCGTCTGGGCCTTGGAGTAGATATTTTGGATGATGTTGGTGTCGCCCTCCCGGTGGTACTGGTTGGCGGCTGCGGCCACCTGTGCCGTGCCGGAAGCGGCCACAGACCGGCTGATGGCCATGTTGTCAGACAGCACCAGAGAATTGGCCTGCCGCACCATCTCGGCCAGCTTGCTGTTTGCGGCCAGCAGGACCTCGGTGTTGGCCTCCACAGCGTCGGTCAGGTCTTTGTCCGGGGTGGGGGCCGTCGGTGTGGTGGAGCCGGTGTTTGTGCCTGTGGTGGTCTTGGTGATGTCATCCAGACTGCGCTCCACCTTGGTCTGGATGCCGTCCACATAGGTGGTCACGGTCTTGTAGGAGCGCTCCACGCCGTCCACCAGTTTGGTACCTGCCTCGGTGACGGTCTTGGTCACCCGCTGGGTGATCTTGCCGGTCTCATCCTGCAGCTTCTCGGTGAGCACCTTGGTGGTCACGGTGCTGCCGTCGGCATTGGTGGTCTTGCTGGTGTCGGTCATGCTCTCGATGACCTTCTGAGAGCTGGCGGAGGTGCCGGAGGTGCCGGAGCTGCTGGGGTTGTTGATGGCCTCCTGCTGTTTCTTCCGCGCCTCCTGCCGGGCCTTGCGGTCGGCGGCAATTTGGTTGGCAAAGTTCCAGGCTGGATTGCTGATGTAATCCACATGGTCGCCCCAGAGCCACGCCACGGAGTTATACAGGCCGATGAGGCCGTTGATGAGGATGACAAAGCCCTCGATGCCCGCCGCCACGATGCGCATCAGGCCCTCGAAGATGTAGCTCATAAAGTCCTCAACGCCCGCCCAGACATTCTGGAAAGCGTTGGCCACATCCGCGTTTTTGCCGGAAAAGCTCAACAGGGCACCCACCAACATCCCGATGAGGGAGATGACGAAGAGGATGGGGTTTGCGTCCATGGCGGTGTTCAGGGCGATCTGGCTCGTGGTTGCGCTGGCTGCGGCGGGCACGAACTGCGCCACCAGGCCCATGGCCAGTTGGCTCAGGTTCCCGAACACGCCGGAAAGGGCGCTGCCCAGCTGGTTCAGGGCTCCCAGAGCAATGCTGTTGATCTGCGCCTGCTGTTCCTTGGTGCAGGCCTGCCAGAAGTAACTGGCCGCCCACAGACCCAAACTCTCGAGGTCACCATCCTTGAGGGCCGTAGCCAGCGTCTCGATGGCCCCCAGCGCATCCGTCTGGATGTCGGACTGAATCTGCGCCCATCCCTCGTCCAGCTTGGTGCGGAACTGCTCCGTGATGGTAGCTCCTACGGTAGCAAAATCCGGCCCGTAGGTGGAGAGGGTCTGGGCAATGTTCTGGATGGCCTGCTCTGCCGCCGGTACACCGGTGTTGATGCCGTTGACAAGGCCCTGCGTGACGTTCTCGCCGATCTCGGTGAACACCTTCGAGGGCGAGTGGATGCCCAGCACGTTCTTGACGGTGCTCACCATGCCGTTGACTTTGCCCTTGACTGTGGACACCAGCGTGTCCCACATCCCGGTGATGCCGTTCAGCAGGCCGGTGACGATGTTCTCGCCGATGTGGCCCCACTCATCCATACTGCCGTCCCACACGCCGGTGAGCTTGGCGATGCAGGCAATGGCGGCTTCGCCCAGGTTCTCGATGCTGCGGAGAATGCCGTCTACCAGAGTGGTCAGCAGGGCCGCGCCACAGTTCAGCAGATCTGGCAGATGGGAGATCAGTGCGGCAGAGAACTTGGCAATCAACTCCGCCGCTGCTGTGATCAGCTGGGGCAGGTTGTCGGTGATGCCGATGATGAGCTGTTTCAGCAGCTGGATGCCGGCATCGAAGATCTCGTCCTGATGGTCAGCCAGATACTGCACCAGCTTGGTGATGACCTGCGTTGCTGCCGATGCCAGTCCGGGGATCATCTGAACAACACCTGCGGTCAGGTCTTCCAGAATTCCGCTGGCTGCGTCCAGCATGGCCGCCGGGCCGCTCTCATTCAGAGCGCTCGTCAGGGTATTCAGGCAATCGGTGCCCCAGTTGGCGGCTTCCATCAGGCCCGGCTCCATGGCCTCGAACAGGTCAATACTCAGGTTCTCTGCCGTTGTCTGGAGGCTTTCCATGCTGTGCTGGAAGGTGTCAGTCATGGTCTGGTAGGCGGTGTCGGTCGCTCCGGCACTGTCCACCATCTGGGCCAGCACGCCGTTGAATTTGTCCGCGCCGCCAGATGCCAGCGAAAGAGCGCCGGTTCCGGCCTCCACGCTGGACCATAGCCCGGCAAAGGCGGTGCTGTCACCACCCACGCTGTCATACAGCACTTGCAGCACATCGCCCAGGCTCTTGCCGTCAGCACTCAGCTGGGCAAAGCTCTTGCCGGTCTGCTGCTGTAAAATCTTGCCGACGCTGGACCCGGTGTCGCCCAGCTCGTTCAGCATGGATTTTGTGTAAGTTGTCGCCTCGGCAGTGGCGATACCGTTGGCGGTCATCACGGCCAGACCACTGGACAGGTTTTCTACGCTGACATTGTAAGCAGCAGCCAGCGGGATGACACGGCCCATGCTGGACGAAAGTTCGTCTACGCTGGTCTTGCCAAGGTTCTGCGTGGTCAGCAGCACATCCGAAACGTGGGTCGCCTGGTCGGCGCTCAAGCCGTAGGCGTTCAGGGTAGTGGTCAGGATATCCACGGCGGAGGTCGTGGAGGTAAAACCGGCGGTTGCTAGTTTCGCTGCCTGGCCTGCAAATTCCACAGCGTTGGCCGTGTCCTGCCCGGCGCTGATGGCCTGGTAGGTAGCCTCAGCAATATCCGTGGCCGCAATGCCTATGGTGTTGGACATGTCCGTGATCTGACTGCCCAGCTTCTGGATCGAAAGCTTGCCAAGATCGGCGATGGTTCCGACTTTGGCAAGCGATGTCTCGTAGACGGAGCCGTTCCGGATCGTGCTCTGGGCAAGATTCGTCAGCTGGCTGCTGGCCGTCTTTACCAGGTCTGCTATCAGCGTTCCGGCGGCTACCGTCCATTTATTGACGCTCTGCTCTGCCGGGTCGCTGTTCAGCCGGACATCACCCGTAATACTGAAATCAGCCATTGGGGGCGCTCACCTCCTCGTCATCGCCATGCCTGAGCCGCTGCAGGAAGGCGGCATTGTGGTCGGCCACCGTGACTGCCGTCCGGGTGTGCCGCAGTTCTTTGGGCAGGGCAAAGGTCTCCTTCAGGTCCTCGTACTGCTGGCGCTGCCTGCCCTCCATGCCGGAGGTGTCCATCGTGCGCCAGGACATGATCTTCGCCATGGTGGTTTCCTCCGGCAGCCCCCGCAGCAGAGCCAGAAACCGCCACCAGTGGATGCGCTCTGCCGTAAGGTCGATGCCGTAAGCCTGCTGAAAGGCTGCGGTCAGATAGTCCGCGTCACAGGCAAAATCCATGGCAAGCTCACCGGAACCGCTGCCTTTGCCGCCAGAACGTCCTGGCGGGTCGGCCCCGTGGTAAAAGCGCAGTAAACTTTCATAGGCCTCCGGGGCCAGCTGGGGCGGGATCGGCTCCCGGTAGAAGCGCCGGAACGCTTCCTGCGCAAAGGCAAGGGTGTCCTTTTTCTCCCGCCTGCGCTGATACTGGTTCGACAACCAGACCATGGGCCGGAAGTCCGGGTCGATGGCGCGGCCCTCCCACTCGGCGGGCAGTGGTTCCAGCAGGATGTCAGCCATGATGACGGCGGCACTTTGCCTTGCGCCGCTGCTCACGGTTCAGCTGAGGAGCCAGAAGGCTGGGGTCGAACTTCTGCTTTTCCTGATTGGCAGCCCGGGTCAGTTCGGTCATCACGGTCAGGGCCTTGCCCAGGTCATTGCCGTCCAGCCCCAGAGCTGCCGCAGACCCTTTGCCCAGTACATCATCGACAAACGCTTCCACGATGCGGCACTGGCCGCGGATGCCCTCGGCATAGCTCATGTTAGGGGTCTGCTGTGCATGCTGACGCTCGGCCTCCTCGGCCTTTTCCAGCTTTGCCTTTGCCTGCTCCAGCCGCTCGATATCGTTGGCGTTCAGGCTGGAAAACGCAAATTCCTTATCAAAGATCTTCATGGTCGTCTCCTATCAAAAAAGCCCTCGCCGGTCAGGACGAGGGCACAGAGCTACGGGCAGGATCAGCCTGCCGCAGCGGTAGAATAGTCGAACTTGGCAGGGGTGCCGATGCCCTTTACATCGCAGGCAAAGGTGGCGATTGCGCCGGCAGAGCCGCCCACGTCGCTGGTGACGATGAATGCGGCTTCGCCCTTCTCGCCCTTGCCGGTGCGCAGGGAGAAATAGATGTAGGGCAGGATGACGCTCTGGCCGAAGCCATAGATCATCTCGTGGCCCAGAATGAAGTCCTGGAACGCATCGCCCTTGCAACGGTCGCCGTTGATGGCGAGGGTGCGCTGAACGCTGCCCTTGGTGGTAACGGGGCCGGTGCGGATGTAGGTATTGTCAGAGGTGGAAGCGTTCAGTGCGCCGCTGTGCTCCCGCACATGGTCGGCACAGACGGTCCAATCCTTGACGGCATCCTTCTTGCTGGCCTCGGTGCAGATGGCCAGCACAAAGTCATCGGTGTTCTCGATGCCCTTGTAGTCGGCGCTGGGGGTGATGCCGGAGGCGGTAACAGCTTCAGTAACAGTCATGTTGAAACTCCTTTCGGTTGGTAATAAACGAGCCGGAGCTGCATCTGCATTTTGCAGCTTCCGGCGCTGCTGGTAACGATATAGCCCGATGCGGTGACCGATACGCTGAGGGGCTGCTTTGGGGCTTCCAGCTGGGGCAGGTCATGCCGGTCATTCTGGGCAAGTACCCAGTCGGCCAGCTGCTCAAAAAAGCCGCTGTTGGCGATCTGGGTGCTCTGGGCCTCGCTGTATTCCCGGCGGCTCAGGAATACATAGCTTTTGGCCATGTTCCTGCCGGAGAAATAAGTGGTCAGCACAGGGTCTGTGGGGGAATCCTCAATGGAAAACTCGGCCACCGGCTCCGGGGAAAGCCCGGAGATACGGAATGCTGCCCCGTTCTCGGTCTGTTCTTCGGCGATGAGCGGGCAGGTCTTGAGCCACTCCCGCATGGCCGTGATGGTGGCTTTCTCGCTCATAAGTGGCCCATCCCTCCCCAGAACATGGTAACGGCACGGGTCGCATAAAGGGCCAGATGCTCTCCCATGTCTGCAAGTGCCCGCTGGCCCCAGTAGGAGCCGCGCAGACCTTTGTACTTGTCGGCTTCCTGCCTACGTTCTTTGTTGCCCATGAAGGTGCGCAGGTCGCTGCCCTCGGCGTGCAGGTAATACTGCTTGCGGGCGTAGGGGGTGTTGTACACCAAAAGGCCCTCGTCATACTTGGAAGCAGTCTGCACGCTGTTTTTCAGTGTGCCGGTGTCCAGCGGAACATAGCTGTCGATGAGCCGGGCCGCTTCCTGTGCCATGGCATACTGCGCCTTTTGCAGGGCAGCAGTCTTTTCGGCACCGAAGTCAGGCCGCCAGGAAAGCTGCATCTGAACGCCGTCCACCTTGTAGCGCAGGCCGTAGGGCTGATCAAAAACAGGCTTGCTCATTTCCTCAGCTCCCCTCTACATGAAAATGCGGCAGCAGCGGTTCCCGGTTGTCGGAGACCGCCGCCACCGTGCAGCAGATGTGTGTTTTCTCGAGGGCGGCATACTCGGCCTCGGTCAGGCTGCGGACAGCGCCGCAGATGAGCTTGCCGCCCCGCTTGAGCGTCCAGTGTGCCGCCTTTTCCCCGGGCGGGAGCTTTGCCCACTGGAAATAGGGCAGATACCCGGCGGCAGGGGGTAGCCGGATGTGCACCGTCCGCTGGGGGTCGCCGCCGGAGGTGTCCAGCTTCTCCCGCCAGCTGCTCCCCGGGATGACGTGGCAGACAGGCCGGTCAATCTCGGTGGCGGTGTCGTGGATGAGGTTCACCACAGTTACGCTGCACTGCATCAGAAACACCCCCGATACAGCAGGCCGTGGGGGTCGTGCCCCAGGCAGCCGGAAAGAATGCTGTGCGCTTCGGCGGCCTGCTTTTCGGCCAGTGCTCCGTCGGAGAACGTCACGGCAAAGCCGTCGTTGTTGACACTGGTCACGCCCGGCGCATAGCCGGTGGCAGCGCGTGCCGCTTCGGCCCGTTCAAGGCTCTGCACGATGGACGCACAGGCCATGGCCAGAGCTTCGGCACAGTCGGCGCAGCCTTTGGTGTGGGCTTCGGCCCGGCCAAAGGTGGCCCGGTCAATGAGCTTCGAGGCCCGGAAGCACAGCGGCGTGAATGCGGCCTCGTCCAGCGTGCCGCCCGCTGTCTGATACTGGTCGTAGGTGCAGTAAAGCATGGGGGCCTCCTTATGCTGC